GTGTCGTGGGGGGTCGAATTTTCCTGGGGTGTCGTCTTCACAATTTTATTGACTTCCAAACCCCATATAATATAATTCTAATATTGGTCGTTTCATTTGTCGCACAATGAGTCTTGTGTGGTGTTTGCCTCAATAACAGACTTCGACCCCGACTTTCCGGCATACTTAATTTTGTTTGCGTTGACTAACAGCGCAGCGTCGGCCGCGGTAAAATGTACGTTCGCTACCGATCCTCCGACCTGGACTCTTGCCTGTTGTCCGAAATGCTCCTGAGCCCTGCGTTCGATGCGCCATGCGGCCGCTTGCCAGGTCCCCTTTTCTGCCGCTCTGTCAATGACTTCCAGAGCGCGGGTAATGTGGAGCGACTCTGCTTTTTTTAAGCGTTCGCTGATGTGGGGCCTGGCGGATAGGAATGCTGATAGCGTGGACTTTGCGATTCCTAATAAGTCCGCAATCATAGCATATGGGAACCCTTTACTTAGTGCAGTCTCTACAATCGTGATGTGCTCTTCGGTAATCTTGGGCAATCCCCTGGCGCCTAGCTCGACGTCCGGGATGTAGTTTGGAACTTCATTCATCAGTCTGCGCTCTTTGTCCAGGCGCTTCTCATCCACCTTCTCGATCTTCTTCTCGGGATAGCGCAGCTTCATCCTGCGCTTCTTTTGCCTCAGCACTATGGCCGGGATCGGATCAGAGACTAGATCCTTTGGACTCGTAGTAGCTGGCAAGTCGTTGGAGTTTCCAGATGCATTCATTAACTAGCGTCTCCCCAACTTCGTCACTGCATCTCTTGTTGCAATTGGTGAGCAACTTCCAGAATGCTGAACATGCTGATTTGAGCTTAACGTTCTCAGCGATGATCGATTTGATTTTAGCTTCGTCTGACACATGCAACCCTCCCGGTAGTTAGAAAACCCCGCGCCCGGGAACCACTTTCACCCCTCCCGGGTCGCAGCCAGTTCCCCAACCCACCCCATAAGAACTGGCTTGCGTCAACGTATTGCATCCAGACCAACGCGCAAGTCTTTCGTGTTTCACCTATTCTTTCTGGTAAGAATTAAAAAGGCATATGGTAAACTGAAAAGACCCCGCGGTTGGAGCGGTACCGCTAGCGCAGCGAAGCGGGGGGACTTTAGTCCCCCGCTCTAACAGGGGTCTGTTTCACCATTATATACATATAAGGGGAACGAAATGGTGAAACAGAGTAGAACCCGGGTTTAACAGAGTAGGGCGAAATGACTGTTTTAGCCTAGTTTTGAGCACTAAAACCAACCACCGGGAGCTCTTTACCGGCCCAATTCCTGTTCCCCTTAGGCGCCCCACCCTTCTTACCATTAGCGATCGATGCCTTGGCCTTAGCCTCCGACCTCACCCTGCCGATCCTGGACATGAACAGCGCCACCGGGACCTCACCGCGGCAGTGAGGGCATTCGACAGCCCGGCTCACCAGGTCCCCATCTCATCGATGAACCCGATCGTCTTATCCCGGCGCTTCTTCAGCACTGCCAGGAGCCTGTCCGTCATGTCGACCTCGAACAGCAGGACGTTCCCCCCTATGCAACTCCCGCACCTATTGAGGTAGGTCAGGATCTTGGGCTTGTTGCTGGCGGACTGATTGATCTCACAGATTCCGTAGTCGTTCCCGGACCGATAATACTTGCCCGGGACCATCTGCTCGAACGTCAGTTCACCCTCCCCTTCGGCGTAATACTTCATGGTTTCCTCCAGTACATTTTCCACATAAACACGGTGCATAGAATTCCGCATGGGGTCAATAGGATTAGTTCGGTCATGTTGGTTGTCTTTCTTAGTTGAAGATTTATTTGAGCTTGTTCACAAACTCAACATTCCAAATGGTTGCCTCCTGCTTGGCGTGATTAACGTCCACCCACCCCATGTTGCTTTTGCGATCGCCGCGCTGGACGTATCCGGTCACACCCCATTTGCTTTGGCGATTGACTATTAGTTTACCCGCTTGAACCTGGGCGACTTCGGTGTTGGTGTTGGTGTTATTCATGTTGGTTGGTCTTTCTTGGTTAGAGTATGATTGTTGGTGGTGCGAAGAATTCAGCATCTGCATCTTCTTGATAAACAGGACTTGGATTTTGCCTCACATGGACAAGAAGTTCGTCGTGAACTTCTTTTATGCCCTTGTATATATCGCAACGCCTTTGCAGTTCCGCAGTCCGTTCTTCGAGGTTCATCTCTGACCATTTTTTCTTGTTGTCCATCTTGGTTGGTCTTTCTTGGTTGGGGGTTAGTTTTTCCACTGAAAGTTCCCGACCTCGAAAACGTATCCGAGGCTTTCAGCTTTTTCCTTGGCGGACTTCAGCGTCTTATGGGTTGATGAAATTACTCCACCAACCGAATTGAGTCTGCTCATTGTCCAAGTTTTCCCGGTCTTGGTGATCAAGGCGGGTTCGGCTTTTGCTGTTAATGTGTTGCTCATGGTTAGAAATTAACCTATCTCCTGGGTTATGTCTACAAGTATTTTCAATACAATGCGTAAGTTGTTGATATTGAATGAAATACTTTTTCTAAAAACCTGGCGCCGGAACGCGGTAAACCTCGCCAAACTGCGATTTATCCTTCATCAACTTGCCGGACTTCACCAAGCGCGTGAGATATCTCGAGAGAGTTCCTCGCGGAATTCCCATAGCAGGATCTGCTTTCTCCCACACCTCCTTGAACGATGAGCCCTTCTCCTTGTCAACGCACGCCATCACTTCGTCGTCCTCGTATGCCTTCTTCGATCCTTCAGTTGGTCGCGCGTCGTCCGGATTAAATTCTGCTGTACGCTTCATCAACGGAAATTCCCACTGCACACAAAACGGATCGATCGGAGAAAAGTCTCTCATCGTCGGCTCAACGATTAAAACATTCTCTTCCTTGTGAGGATGCATAACGAATATGCTGTCCGGGTCCCGGGCAAAGACTGTGCTTCCTGACATCTTATCAAACCCGGCCCTGTTGCCGTGTCCCTTGCTGAAGTGGTGCCCGAACACGACGCTCGCGTTGGTCTCCACCGCAATGCTGTCCACCTCGTTCATTAACGTTGCCATCTCTCCGGCACTGTTCTCGTCCCTCTCTCCGTACAGCTTGTAGATCGGGTCGAAGCAGATCAGTCCAAACTCTCCGATCCGCAACTGGTCGATGATCTTGGGCCGCAACGCGCTCAGGTCCGCCGAGTGTCCTCGCAGATTCCAAACGAATAACTGGTCGTTAGGTATCTGAATGCCTAGTGCCCGGCACACGGATCTGATCCGCTCCCGGAATGAGTACTGCTGGATCTCGAAGTTGATGAACAGCACCCGCGTCTTGCGCGTAGGCATCTCCCAAAACTTTGTGCCCGACGCCACACATATCGCCAACTGCAACAGCGTCCACGTCTTCATGCTCTTGCTCGTACCGCCTAGCACCATCTTGCAACCGCGGTGCAGGGCTCCGAATATAATCTCCTCCGGCTTCTCAATCGCCAATTCATCTAGAGCGCTAGCCTCCATGATGAGTGGTAGATTCCCACTGCCCCATGGCTTGCTGGCCCCGGCCAGGATGTTCCTAATATCTTCCGGGCACGCGTCCTGTTCTTCCATCGCGCCGAGCGCCTTGAGCGCAGCTGCGTGCATGTTCCGCATCCGGGTAGTCTTTCTCAACCTGGGCAACCAATAGTCCATCTTGGAAGCGGACGTGATCGAGCCCGACATAATCTTTAGACTGAATTCGTGCACATACTTTGGATGTTCCTTCGCCACAAACTCGCCCATGGCGACAGCGTCAGGTGGCACACCATCCCTCAACCCCCGGGCGACGCACCGGGCTACTGGTTGGTAGTAGTTGTGCGGATCGAGGATCTCAGCCTTGTTCCTGTCTAAAATAATTGGGTCGGTGAAGCATGCCGACAGCACTGCCCACTCTGCCTCATTGTCCCGAGGTGGTCCGTAAGAGTCTTGGTTCATTGTGGTTGCGTCCCCCACATGTTTTTCCAGGTGGTCTTACGCATTTGCAGAATCACTTTCCACACATTGTCAGGAAAGATCCAGCACTTCTCGACCTGGAACTG